GCTTTTCCAACTGGTGCTACAGCATCATTTGAATATACGACTCTTTGTTCAGGCCCTGCCGGACCTTTACTTTTTACTCCAAAATGAGCACAAATTTCAATACCTATACCATGTGCATTCCAATTATTACCATGAACCGATCTTATATCTTCTGGTATACCTGTTACTCTAGCTCCAGTCCAATCCACAGCATAGTGAATACCACCTTGATTGAATTCTTTATCACATGCACCTACACCATCACAAGTTCTTTGAGCACAACCAGTATAGCCCCAGCCATCAGTAATATGTAAAGTTATAGATCTTACTTCTCGTTTTTTAAATTGTCTTTCTTTACCTGTATGGATTGCAATTTTATTTTTTCCTCTTGTTACAACTGTACATTCATTAGACGTTCCCTGATTAATCCTATCCCCATCATTGCTTGCAGAAATATCTGTGTTTGTTGAAGAAATTTGTGGAGCACCTTGTGGATATAGTGCATTTAATAATCCATATACTCTAGTTCTATAACTTGAAACGTATTCTCCATCTATACCAGCTGCACCATTAATTGTTAAACCAACTTTATTAATAGCTTTAATCAATTCCTCCTTTGAAGAATCAAGTGCTGGCATATATTGATATCTATTTTTTCCTGAATGAATATTTATAGCTTGACCTAATAAAATTTGTGAACTAAATAGTTCGTCCCAATCAGCATTTGTACTTCTAGTCAATATTATTTCTTTGTTTCCATTATAAGGAGCTGCTTGCCAAATTCCTTTATATTTTTTTACAATTGTATCATTTCCAGTATAACTTAAAACCCAAGTAAGTATTTTTTCATAATTGCTTCTCCAAGTGGTTTGAATTAAACCACGACCACTAAATTTATAAAAATCTGATTCATTTATAAATGTTGCAGGAGTTGTTCTTGCTGCTTCTTTAATATTACTTGGAAACAAACTTTTTGGAAAACTTGTTCCTTTCCATGATGGGTCATTTGAATTTTTAGTATTTTTATCATTTCCTAAAGGCTTATTTGCATGAGCTGATATAAAATTAGCATCACTAAACAAATCTCCAGAAGTTTTATTATAATCTCTATTATATTTATAAGCATATGCAATACCCGGATTTGTACCGTTATCAAGTGAATTCATGCCTTCTCTCACACTTGAAAACTTACCACCTGTCTCGCCATATATTATACAAAATAAACATACAAATTCAAGAAAATTTATACCTCCAGTACCATATTCGGACCAAGTAACAGGTATAATTGTTTCCCAACACTTATTCCAATTTGCAGAATCAACTTTTCCTCTATTGTACATTGATGCTTTTCCGACAACTTCTGCATTTACCCAAGTTACAAAATCAGTATACTTATTGCTAGTATATGTTTTTATTACAGCGTTAATTTCAGCAGGATTCCTAAGTTTTACATCTTTTAATTTTTTCAAAAGTTCTATATTTAATCCTTCTCCGAAATTTCCTCCTCCACTACCACCATCTCCACCACCTCCGAATGGAGTGATTGTTCTTACGCTTCTTTTAGTGATAGGCATAATTAATGCAAAATTTCCCCCATTTCCAATTTTCATTTTCATGGCTGAAATTTCTGTTTCCATATTATTAGGAGTTAATTTATGCTGAACTTCTAAAACCCAATATAGACCAGTAAAAATAGGTAAACCATCAATAGCTAGATTCATGGTTGGAAAAATTTGAGCATTACCAAGAATATCTAAGCTTATTTTATAACTTCTTCCTTGCATTACAGCTAACATTGAACAATCGAACCCTTTCTTTTTATTTTGATTTTGATTGTTAACAATATCACTAGTAGCTTGTAAACTTTCAGATGTAACTTTATTATCGTCGGTGCCAGCTTTTACTGATTTAAGAAAAACATTATTAGGACTACCAAATTGAAAGGCTATTATATCTGTTTTTAAATTGTCTAAAGTTTTTAGAAAATTTTTATCTGGATAAATAGGACTATTATCATTTTTGGTCAATCTATTTTCAGGTGTTGGTGCCCAAATAATTGAAAGTGCATTTCTACCTACTGCATTGCTATAATCTATATTTGGCTGGGGTTTAAATAAATCTTTTAAATCACTGGTAAAACCTGCTGGTATAGGTTGTAATAAAAAGTTATTTAACTGACATATGTTTTGCATCATATTCAGCGTAGAAGTAGAAGTGTTATTTTCCAATAAGGGATCTGTATTAATAATAGCATCCCTTATATCCACTGCCGGATTATCTATAACAAGTGGATAATTGAAATTTAAATAGAATGCAGATGTACCATCAGTACTTCTGTATTTTTTCTCCAACACTGTCCTTAAATTAACGTCAGTTCCATCTGGTAATGCATCACTATTTTCTGTAGTAGCTAAAGAAATCCAAGCTTGACAAATATGGTGAAACTGTGTATATACTGCATTTATTTGTCCATCATCTCGTGAGTACGGCTCAACGGCACCGACGGTCACAATTTCTGTAGGAGTTTCACCTCTCGAAACAGCATCTTTATTTTCTGCCTCTTGTTTATCTTTTAATCTTTTTTCTTGTTCTTCTTCAGTTCCGGAAGTTAAGTTCAAGATTTTACTACAATAAAACCATAGATTGCTCCTAACTGTTTCATTTTTTAGACTTGTAACATAATCTGCTGGTGATGATAATTGTGTTTGTGAAACTAACCTTACTAAATAATCCTCTTTTTGTGCTTGTTCGTATCCAGAAATGGTTTGACCAGTTATTACTGGTAAAATTAAACTATCCAATGATTTATAAGTTGGCGTGGGAGCATTCACCATTTCCGCATAATTGATAAATACTCCGTATTTTGCTTCAGTTGGTGGATTATATTCTACTTTAAAAAATTGAAAATTCGGATTTTTTACTTTCTGAGGCATTTGTGTATCAGAAGATGGATCTCCATTTAATTGATCCACATCTAAAGGTGCATTTTTATTTCTAATATATGCAACAATTTCTGCTTTACCACCCTTATTTAAACATGAGTTTGCACCTGCAGCTTTGCTAGTCAATTTAGCTAATACATCTTTTGGATTATGATACATGACTCCATTCTGAAACATGGAAACACAAACTAAACTTTTTGGATCTGAATTCAAAAATATTTCCTTATTTGTGGATGCTAAATCCATTTTTTCAAAATAACTAGCAAAATAATCTTGATAAGTTAAATTTGGATTATTTTTTGTTTTATCTGTAAATTCCTTTGTAAGTTCTCCTTTGCTATTAAAAATTTGTTTTACTTCCTCTGCAAATGTTTTTAAAGTTGTTCTGTCAGTTCCTTTTAATTTAAGGACTGCGTCAGAAAAATTTTCATATTCAGCATCTGTTAAGTTTGTTTGAGCTACTGCTAATGTATTGAAAGCGTATCCGCAAGATGCTAAGCCTGCCCTTTGTATTAGATTGGTTATTATCTTATCAACACTTTGTCCCAAATATGGATTATTTTTTACGTGTTCAGCATTCGTTAATCTTTTTGCAATTTTTTCTCCTTCTATTGCAGGTTGGTCAGTAATTGCATTATTTTGATCAGATGCTTCTTGAATTATTGTTTCTGCTTGTTGTACACCTTCATATAAAGCTTGACAAAAATCTTCAACTTTTTTCAATTCTATTGGTGCCTGTGACCAAGGTTTTTGCTCACCAAATGCAGAAGTTTGCCCTAAATTATTTTCTTCAATTAAAGGATAATAATTTCCAAAAATTTCGTTGTTTGTAGGTCTTGATGTGTCTGCGTTATAGCCACTAATTCCACCCTCTAAAATATATCCCAGTATATAAGCACAATCACCAGCGAGTCTGGTCATCACATTATAGATCGTTTGAGTATCAATTAAAATATCTTCAACACTACTGTAACCTTGAGCACTTGAGGCTTTGGTTATAGCATTTAAATTTGAAGTTATAATTGTTTTTGCATCTTCTATTTGTTTTTTTCCTTTGTCCGATTGTGTAAAAGCACTTAATGATGGTATGGTTGATTTAAACTCTATAGTAGTTGGAGAATTTATACTTGCAAGTATAGAATTACCTATTACTTCTAGTGATGAGTCAATTATTGTATAATCTTTACCCTTAGGATCTTTTGTGTTAATATTAAATGTGACACCAGTAAATCCAGCAGAAGTCAAAGACTCGTCAGGACTTATTGAATCAAATTTAAGTGTCCCCTGATTATAACTAGTTGCTATTGAAGTTGGGTCTCCAGCTAAAATAGTCAAAGTATCTCTTTGTAATTTGTATTTATCTTCTACTTGCTGTATTTTTTGTTTTATTTCAATTCCATTTTTTGCTATCTCTATGATAGAAGAATTTCCTTCAGAACCTTCAGTATTCTCTCCAAATTTATCTTTCAATTTTGCTACTGCAAAAAGATATTGATAAGGTATATCTCCAAAAAACCCAAATACATTAGGAATAAATTCGGCTTTTATTTCATAACTACCATCAGAAGATTGATAAGTAGTCTTAACAGATTTTACTTGCAATAAAAAATTTACTGGTTTACCAACATAACCTTTTATGTATAAATTAAATTTTGGATATGGTAATTGGAATAAAATATCAAATTTGAATCTTTCATCTCTGCTATAAACCAAGTTACCATATAAATCTTTAAATGTAATATTTACAACTGGTTGTAAATTTGGTTTTATATCTATATCTAAACTAGTGATTCCAAATCCTAAATTTTCAGTAAATGCTTGAATTATATAAGTGTTTTTACCTGAAAAATCTTTTTTACCACCGCCAATAGGTGTAGCTTCAAGATAAAAATCTAGAGTAAGGTCTTGAGGTCTAATATCACTATCAACTGGTACTACTAAAGGCATATTATGAATTTCTATTTGCTAATACTTTATTATTGAATTCTGTGATTACTTCACTTAATGGATTTGGAACTCTTATTACTGCACCATTCGGAATATCAAACTCCATATAATAATTTGGATTAGCTAATAATATAATCCAATAAAGAGTATCATCACCATACGCTTCTGATGCTATCCTATCTAATCTAGTCTTATTTGAATTATAAGTTACATATATATCAGTTGTTCTTTTACTAATTAATATTTTAGGAAAAGATTTCATTTCTCCGTTAAATGCAAGTTGTGAGTATCTTGAGAAAGCCATTTTTCTAAATTAAATTATGTTTTTTTAAAATAAATATTATGCAACATTTTCAGTTAGTAGAGGATTTGCTGCTTGATCTAGGTTTTGTGTTATTAGTATATTGTTAGTAGTTGGTGCATTTGGAGTTACGTCAGAATCTGCTTTTTTAACCTCACCAGTTGCTATATCTTGATCAGGTGTATCATTTAATATTCCAAAGAATCCAGTTTCATCACTTGCCAATGGAGGTGCCAAGCTTGGATTGATACTCGCACCATATTTACCAAGCAATTTAAAGCTGAGAGTTACTGAAACCATTAAAGGTTGCACACCATCAGTTACCAAACCATTTTCTTCTCCAAAACCATCTAACGTCCAACTATTTTCTTTATAATCATAATCTACACTATCAAAAATCACATAGTGATCAACCCAATCTCCTAATCTCATTTTACATACTGGGGGATTAGTGAAATTAAATCCTGTTTTTTCTGATGATGATTTGGAAGGTTTAGTCAATTTTTCTAAAAATTTCATTCTGTTTCTGAAATCAACTTTTGATCCCGAAAAGAATGCTGGTTGAAATAATAAATCTTTTTTCATTCCAGCCAATCTTTGAGTTGTATCTGAAAGAATACTCACTACATCACCGTATTGTCCATCAGGAACTCTAGCTGTGTCTAATAAGTTTTTATATACGTTATCAAAACCTTTTCTTTGTTCTGAATATGGATTAGTAGTTGGTCTAAAAGATTTATCTAAATCATCTATTTTTTGTTGTAGAGATAATTGTTGTTTAATTAAATCATTTTTTTTCTGTTGTAAATCACTAATATCTTGATTTACTTGATTTGTTTGATTAATTTCTGCAGTAACAACATTAATTTGTTCATCAATATTAATTAATTGTTGTTTTGTGGCTGCAAGTTCAGCATCTACTTGATCTTGAGTTCCCAATCCGCTTACTGGTTCATCAAAAACCATAGTATCAGTAAAGTTTTTATCAAATGTTTCTACATATGTTCTGAAATTTTCCCAGTCAACTCCCATGTCTACAGTTTGAGCATAATCTGTGAGAACAACAAAAGAAATTGTACCAGATCTGTCACCCTTTGAATAGGTATATAATGACTCAGGTCTTCCAAGGAATGTATGTTCTGTCCAAGTTGCTTTTGAGTTATGTGAAAACTTTTCTATGTATGGCGGGAAATACATAACTCTATCATTAGCGGTATCCGGTATAGCCAAGTTTTCAATTGAGAAAATTAAATTTTTAGTAGACGCAGGCCCAGTATAAGGATTTACTATAGTGTATCTTTGTTTTGCTCTTAGTGGAGCACCAAAATTATCATAACCAATAATGAATTCTTTGTTTGATTGAGATAAATAGTTTTGATTTAATAATGAGTTTTCTCCATTTCTAATAGTGTTTATTATGTTGTGAACACCTCTTTTTCTTTTTCTAAAATCCACTTCCAATTGTTGTGTTGGAAGTGTTTGTGCCATCATTGAAATATCTGTACCTAATTCATCTGCAGGTGTTCCTGCTAAACCAATCAAAGGTTTAAGAATTAATTCAGGAGAATTGGAAAGATACAATCCATTATTTGCTACTATTACTTCTATGGGAACAGAGTTTGTTGCCTCTTTTCTCCCTTTAACCATATTGGCAAAATAATTAGGTATATATGGTGTAGGCGAAAGACCATTCAGTACATAAAATGCATTCCCAATATCACCCCATCTTCTTCCCTGAAGACCCATAACATTCATTTCAAGTTGTCTTTGCTGAGCAAAGAAAACCCAATCTCCGTTACCTCTTAAATTTTGATTAAATGCAGGACCTAACAAATTCCAATGTGGAAAATCAGTATCAGGGCTATCTAATGTTGCTATAAATTGATTCTTTAGCTTATTAAGTGCTCTAATTATTGCTCCGTTAATATCAAGATTTGATACTCCTAAGAAAACGCTGGTCCCTCCAATAAACACATTTGTGCCCAAGGGACTTCCATCCGGATCCGGATTATTTTTTGCTAGTAAACTTAATCTGTATGGTTCAGCTTCTTCATCAAGATTTACAAATTGAGGTTGATTACTTGCTAATAAATTATTTCTTTCTTGATCAGCGATTCCTTCTATATCAATTATTGTAGCTTGATTGTTTGCTAATAAATTTGCTCTTTGAGGAGCAGCTACTGTATCAAGGTCAATAAATTGAGCAACATTAAATGCTAATAAATTTTGTCTTTCAGATTGAGCAACTTGATCAAGATCTATTAATGTTGGTATATTGAATGATAATAAATCTAATCTCTCGACTGCAGCTAATGAATCCAAATCAATTATACTTGGAACATTGCTGGAAAGCATATTAGTTCTTATGGGTGTTGCTACACTATCTAGATCAATAAACTGTGGTTGATTAAATGCTAATAAATTATTTCTTGAACTTATAGCATTAGTATCTAAATCAATAGTTGATGGTTGATTTTTTGAAAGTAAATTATTTCTTTGACTAATAGCTTCGGCATCTAAATCAACAAATTGTGGTTGATTAAATGCTAATAAATTAGTTCTTAAACCTTGTGCTTCTGCATCTAAATCAACTAATAAATTTGATACATTTTTAGCTAATAATAATAATCTTTCTTGTTGTGCTTGAGAATCTAAATCAATTAGCAAATCAGACGTATTATTTGCTAAAAGACCATATCTTATTGATGTAGCTAAGCTATCTAAATCAATGGTTGTTTCTAAATTTTTAGAGAGTTGATCACTTCTGTTTCCGGCTGCTATTTGATCAAGGTCAAATAATCTTTCTACATTAGCATTTAATAACGATGTTCTTATTGGCTCTGCAACTGCATCCAAACTTCCAAAAACCGGAATATTGAATGCTAATAAATTTGCTCTTAATGGCACCGCAACCTGATCAAGATCTTGAACTCTTATTGTTTTATTTTTAGCTAAAATATCATCTCTGTTTTCAGCAGCAATTGCATCAAGATTTATTATCTTAATATTTTTATTGCTATTGAGTGCATTTTGTCTTGGCTCGACAGAGATCTGATCTAAATCAATAAATTGCGGTTGATTGAAACTTAATAATGTTGTTCGAGATTGTGTTGCTAATCTCTCGATATCAATAATATTTTCAACATTTTTCTGTAAAATATCTGAACGATTTGCAGCAGCTATTGCATCTAAATTTATGATAGCAATTTCTGCATTTTTCGCTAATAAATCTTTTCTGTAAGGTGCAGCTTCTTTGTCTAAATCAGGAAATTGAGGTTGATTTTTTTCAGTTAATAATTTTCTTAAAATTTCCGCTTCTGCGTCTAGATTTATGCTAGATGCTATGTTTTTACTTAAAATGTTATTTCTTTGAACAGTTGCAGTAGCATCTAAATCAATTTGCTTAGTATCATTTTTAGCTAACGTATTAGTTCTAATAGGTAAAGCAATCGTATCAAGATCAATAAATTGATTTTGGTTGAATGATAATAAACTATTTCTTAAAGGTTCTGCATTAGCATCAAGATCAAATAATGTAATTTCGTTTTTACTTAATAAATTCTTTCTTTCCGAACTAGCTAAAATATCTAAATCAATTAAACCATAAACATTTTTAGTAACTAGATTATTTCTAATTTCATTTGCAAGTCTATCTAGATCTATTACTTTAGTTTCGTTCTTTGATAAAAGTATACTTCTTTCTTGAGAAGCTAAATTATCTAGGTTTATTATTTCATAAACATTTCTTGTAAGTAATGTGTTTCTTATCGATAGAGCTAAAGCATCTAAATCAAATTCTTTTATTTGATTTTTTTGAATTAGATCTTCTCTTTGACGTATAGCCAAAGTATCTAAATCTATAAATTGAGCTTTATTAAAAGCTAATAATTTATTTCTTAATTTATTTGTATCCTTTTCTAGGTCGACTGGTAAAATTTCATTGAACTTCAATAAAGATGTTCTATTAATAGTTGCCAGCTCATCCAGATCAAAAAGTTTATCTAAATTTTTTGATATTAATCTATTTCTGATTTCTGTAGCCTCTGCATCTAAATCAAATAATTTAAATACATTACTACTTAAAAGCAATTTTCTGTATTGTTCAGAAATTAAATCTAAATTTATTCTTGTTTCAACATTTTTTGATAATAAATCATCTCTTTCTTGAGCTGAAATTTTATCAAGATCGATACTTTTACTTTCGTTTTTACTTAATGTTAAAGTTCTGATTTGTAATCCTAACTTATCCAAATCTATAGGGGTATCAGAATTAGATGCAAGTAATTTATTTCTAATATCTTTTGCTTCAGCATCTAAATCAAAATATGTTATTTGATTTTTACTAACTAAATTTCTTCTAATATCTAATGCTAAGGCATCTAGATTGAATAGTTCTTCTACATTTTTATTAAGAAGAGAATTTCTAATGACACCAGCTTGTTCATCAAGTAAACCATTTGCTTCAGTATATTTGTTTTTACTGATAAGGTTTTCTCTTTGAACATTTGATATTTTTTCAATATCAATTAAAGCATCGATGTTTTTAGAAATTAATCTATTTCTGACAGTCAGTGCTTCAAATTCAATATCTATTATTTTACCTTTGTTTTTACTTAATAGATTAGTTCTTGTAATCTCTATCAATTCATCCGTACCCACAGATGTATATCCGGGATCATTAGATTTTAAAAGGTTTTGTCTATATAAATTTGCAAGTTTATCTAAATCATTTAAAGAAGGTACATTTTTACTTTTTAATTCTTCTCTGAATTGTGAAGCATAAAGGTCTAGATCTAAACTTGCATATGATATGTTTTTTGAAAGAGAATTGGTTCTTGCTTTTAATGAAATTAAATCTAAATTAGCTTCTACTACATCGTTCTTAGCTAATAAATTTCTTCTAATCTCTAAAGCATTAGTGTCTAATGTAGTATCAATTATTTTATTGATATCATAATTTTTAGTTAGAAGATTAGTTCTGGTTATTCTAGCAATTGTTTCCAGTTCTTCCGAAAAATCTTCTTTATTTTTAGCTAAAAGATTTTTTCTCGGATTTAAAGCAATTTCCTCAAGAATTCTATTAAAAGTATCGTCATAATTATTTTTACCCAATAATTGTTCACGATAAGGAATAGCTGCTAAATCTAAATCAATTAATTTTTTAAGATTTCTAGTGATAAGTCTTATTCTTTCTGGTGATGCAACTTCATCGAGACTAATATCTCCGAAATTCTGATTTTTAGAGAGTAATGGCAATCTTATTTTACTGGATAATTCATCTAATTCACCGTTTGCTTCAGTATAATAATTTTTACTTAATAAATTAGATCTCTGATTTATAGATAAAATATCTATGTTAATTAAATTACTTACGTTTTTAGCAATTAGACTATTTCTAAGAGGTATTGCTTCCTCATCAATATCTTTATATACTGATTGATTTTTGGCTAGTAATTCTTTTCTATAGTTTTCTACTTCACTTTCTAAATTTATAGAATTTAAATTCTGATTTGTATTTAAAAGATTTAATCTCTGGATTTTTGCTTGTTCATCAAGATCTATTAATTGATTTTGATTTCTTGCAAGTAAATTTTTTCTTAATATTTCAACCTCTTCAAAATTAGATACAATATCTACAAATTGATTATATTTTAAAATATTATTTCTTTGTATTTCTCCTAATTTATCTAAATCAATTTCTTTATTTTGATTCTTACTCAATAAATTAAATCTTTGATTTATTGATAAATCATCTATTCCAATTAAATTACTTACATTTTTTGAAATAAGCCTATTTCTACTAGATATGGCTTCTTCATCAAGATCAACAGTTTTAGTTTGATTTTTACTTAATAAACTTGATCTTATTAGATCACTATTAACATCATTATCCGAAATAATTTCATTTTTACTAAGAAGAGCATTCCTATTATTTTCAGCAAGTTTATCTAAATCAAATAATTTTATATTATTTTTATTTATTAGAGATGTCCTTATCTTTTCAGATACTTCATCTATAGAAAATGCATCAATTTGGTTTTTATTTAACGACGCATTTCTAAAATCTTTAGCGATACTATCAAGGTCAATTAAATCATTTTGATTTCTTGCTAATAATGATTTTCTTGTATTATCAAAATTTTTATCTGCAGAATCTATAACTTGATTTTTTGCTACAAGAGTAGTTCTAATTCTATTAGCAATTAATTCTAAATCCTCTCTATTTAAATTTTCGTTTTTAGCTAATAAGTTTAATCTTTGAATTATTGAAGATTCGTCAAGTAAGTTGTTTACACCTCCCTCAAAAGTGTTTTTTGAAAGAAGATTGTTCCTAATTTCACTAGCCAATCCTTCTATATCAAAAACATTCTTAAGATTTTTACTCAAAATTCTGAGTCTTTCTTTAATAGCAGTTTCTTCTAAAATGTTTCGTTCGGAATTTTCATTTTTAGCCAGAGTGCTATTTCTTATTATTGCAGAAATATTATCTAATTCACCATTTGCTTCTGTATAGTCATTTCTCTTTAATAAATTTGATCTTTGATTTATAGATAACAAATCAATGTTTATTAAATTAGATAAATTCTTGGAAATTAATTTATTTCTTAAGGTTTCTGATTCCTGATCTAGATCCTTAGGGTTGGTTTGATTTTTTGCTAATAAATTTTTTCTTATCTCTTCCTGATCGGCTAATTCATTCGAAACGTTTTTTGAAATTTGATTGAATTTAAGCTGATAATCTCTATTTTCTTTAGATAGTTCATCTAAATCTGTAACTTTATTTTCATTTTTACTAAGTAATGAAAGTCTGTAATTATTATAATCATTACTATTATCTATACTTTCATCATAATAATTTTTATTTAGAGTATTATTTCTTATTTCTGAAGCAAGAAGATCAAGATTTATTTCTTCAAAATTATTTTTTGCTAGAAGAAATTGCCTTACTACTGAGAAATCATTATTTTTTACATTATCAATAATTTGATTTTTTGAAAGCAGACTACTTCTAATTTCTTCGGATGACTTATCAATATCAAAAGAGTTGAAATTACTATTTTTTGCTAATAAATTATTTCTTTGAACTTCTGAACTAGAATCTAATATCTGATTAGTTCCTTCGTAATTATTTTTATTTAACAGAGCATTTCGATAATTTTCTGCCGCCTTTTCAACATCAGCAATATCAGTCAAATTTCTACTTAATAAATTAAATCTTGTAACATTAGCATATCTTTCTATGCTATCTGGATTGACAATTTCATTTTTTGGTAGCAAATTCCTTCTTGCAGCTGCTCCGGTTCTATCTAATTTACCATAAAGCTGAGATTCATTTTTAGCTAAAAGTGATAATCTGGTCTTTTCAGATAATTCTTCTAGATCTTTATCAGTATTTAATAATATATTTTTTGAAATAAGGGTTTCTCTAATTTCTTTAGAAATTTTATCTGGATCAATTATATTATCAACATTTTTTGATAGTAAAACAGACCTTAAATATTGAGAATTTTCATCTAAATTGGCCGAAATAGTTTGATTTCTTGCAAGATTATCCTTTCTTATCTTGTAAGCGTCGTATAAATTCTTGGGATTAGGTACATTTTTACTTATCAGTATTTGCCTTACTGAATCTGTATAATTACCAAAAAACTCCTCAAATTTGACCCTTTGTCTATATTCTTCTTCAGACTCAAAAGGAAAATTCTCAATCATCAATTATAGTTTATCAATAAATATAAACTATAAAAAAAAACTCAATAAATAAATATTTTAAGTTCTATTATAATTAGCCTCGACAATTATCTGCTGCAACTGTCTTCCGTTCAATTTCAAGTCTATTTGTATAGGTTTTATCTGAACAACTTGTGTTCCAGCAGTCTCTCTACCTCCTGCTACTGCACCCTCTCTTCTTGTGGTTGTTAAATCTGTTCCTAAGGCTGCAGCTGCTTTTGCTCTCTGTATTAAACTTATTTCATTATTACCCCCCGGTTTTGGAGCAGTAGCTACAGTTTTTAGTCTATCTTTTTCTTTGTTGTAATCAGCCATAGATTTGGTTGAAATTCCAAAGCTTGAAGAAACATTATTTAGAGATCTTCCTAATACATTCAAGCTAGATGCCATTGAAATTATACCTGAAGAAGCAGTCAAACCTCTGGTTCCAAATGATATTAACGTAGATGTTAATCCACTAATAGTTGGAAGGGCACTTGCGAATAAAGGCCAAGGAACTAATGAAAAAGATGTAAATCCACTTGTAGCTGATTTTAAACTCTTTCCTAAAATCATTAATGCAAATCCTGCAGCAATTAATTGAGGTGCTACTATTCCTATCATAGAAAACCTCATAATTGGTGCAATTAAAGAATTAATTATAGGAACTTGAGCTAAAATACCATCAATTTTTAAATTAGCTATTGATGCTAACGATCTGAATATTCTTGTGACTCCGAGAACTGAGAAAATTGCTGGAATAATAAATGGTATCATCATAGACCATCTAACCAATCCAGAAATCATAGTACTCGCTGTAGCACTTAATAGACTAGCAAGTGTAATCAATGGTACAGGAGATAGAGTAACTATACCTAATAAAATTCTGCTTAATTTTCTAACCCCTATAGCACTTACAATTGCCGGACCTGTAAAAAATGCAACTGCAGAAAATTTGATCAAACCTTTTATCAATCTACCAGATGTTGCAGTAAGAACTGTACCTAAACTTAATAAATTTTTGAAAAATATTGTTTGTATTTGATTTATATTTTTTGTTAAACTTACAAGGCCTTTTGCAGTCAAAATTGCGGGTGCAACAAAAGGTGTAATTGATGAAAATTTGACTATTGCTTTTAACAAAGGAATACTTCTAAAACCTAGAACTGTTGACAATTGTAATAAATTTTTATTAAAAATTGTCTGTATTTGATTTATTACTTGTGTAAGAGTTACTAAACCTCTAGCAGCAGATATTGCTGGTGTTGTAACTGCTCTAATTCCTGCAAATTTAAATAGTGCTTTACCTAATTTCCAACTTGTAGAACTTGTAACACTAGCTAATTTATTTAGATTTTTTGCAACAATAGGTTGAATTTGATTTATAATCTTACTAAGTTGAACTAATCTGTTTGCAGATGTAATCGCTGGACTAACAAGTGCTCTTATTCCTAAAAATTTAACTAGACCTTTTACTATAGCACCGGAGGTATTATTTAAAACTGTTCCCAATTGCTGCATATTTTTTAATGGAACAAAAACAACTTGACTTAAAAATTTACTTATTGGAACTAAACCTCTTGCAGCTGATATAGCAGGTATTACAAATGGCATACCGGAGCTGAGTTTTTTAATTCCAACTACAATTGAAGAAGATGTTGTTGCTAATACAAAGCCTATATTGAACATTTTAGCAAAATTAAGAGGAACTGTTCCTCTTAATAATCTTGTAATAAATACCAAAGACTTTGCAGCAACAATTGCAAGTCCAGCATAATAACCAGCTCTACTGAAAGTTATGAACCCTCTGCTCAAATTAGGAGAAGCATAATATAAAGTATCACCTATATTGATTAATTTTTTAGAATTAATATGTAGGGCATTTTTTAAACTATTTGTTACTGATACTATGCCTTTTGCTGCAAAAATAGCACCGATGACACTAGAACCCATTTTAGCAAATGTTTTAAAACCCGCAGTCAAAACTGGAGAAATAAATGCTAATGAAAATGCTATGTTGCTTAATTTTTTTGTATCTATTGGAACAACCTGAGAAAGTTGCTTTGTAATAAATTTAACTCCTTCGGCTACTGCAATTGCTGGTAAAATTGGAACTGATGAAGCTGCAAACTTTGTTAAACCCCAAAAAAGTTTTCCAGAAGTTTTAGATAAAGTAGAGGCTAAATTTATCAAACTCGAAGCGTTTATCGCAGGCATAGATGATAAATTTCTGGAAATACTGTTGATACCTTTGGCAACAACTACTGCAGGACCAATTACAGTTGTAATACCAGCAAATTTCCCTAAACCTTTAGTCAATTTCCAAGCAGTACTACTTAAAGTTGTTGCTAATTGTTTTAATGCACTTTGACTTACTACAGGTAAATTTGATAGTGTTTTTGTGATTTTCAATAAACTATTAGCAGCTTTTACAGCTCTATTTGCAAGAAATCCAGCTGCTGATAATTTTAGTAGACCTTTTGATATTGGTCCCATGGTCGAAGTCATCACACTAGCTATGTTCAATAATTTTCCCGCATTTATCGGAAGTGTCATTAATAATATAAATGTTACTCTTCTTAGACCGGAAGCTGCTTGTGCAGCTTTATTTGCAACAGATGCTGCATTACTTAATTTAGATAGACCTTTAGCAATTGGTTCGGAAGTATTTGATAAAATATATGCAAGAGTCAAAAATCTTGTTGGGGATAAAAATGGTACACCTCTCAAAAATGTTGCTGTTTTAAAAATATTAAGAGCAGCGTTGGATGCAAGTTTTGCAAATGGTGCTGTTAATCCAATTTTCTTTAATCCATTAGACAGAGGTCCAGACATCGTAGCCAAAGTAACTGCAGTAGTAATTAATTTTATTGGATTCAACATTGGAATTCCTGCAAGATATTTAGTAGCTTTTAAAATAAACAATGATGACATTGAGGCTAACATTGCTACTGATGTCAGTAAAGATATTTTGAATAAACCTTTGGCCAAGGGAGTAGACATTGCTGATAACGTTAACGCAGTTGTCAATAATTTTACTGGACTCAAAAGTGGTATTTGATTTAATAGTCTAACAGTTTTTAGAATAAAAATTGAAGATATTGATGATAATGCAGCAACGGGACTTAATAATGCTATTTTTTTGAGTCCCATTGATAATGGTGTAGAAATTATAGAAAGAGTTATAGCGTTTGTAATTAAAATTCCGGGATTTAATACTGGGACTCTAGATAAAATATTTGTAATTAATAAAATAGATTTAGCAGCTATCAATGCTGGTACAGCAAAAAATCCTATAAATCCTAATTTTTTCATACCTTTCGAAAATGCTTGAGCCGAAAGAGAAATTGCAACTCCAGTCATCACCAACTTTACTGGATCTAGAGGAGTAACATTAGCAAGAAATTTAGTTATTATTGAAATAGATTTAGCTGCAATCATAGCGGGTATTGCTAAGAAACCAATGAATCCTAATTTTTTTAATCCTTTTGAAAATGCAGAAGAAGATAAACTCAAAGCATTAGCTGTATTTATCAAAATTGCCATGTTCAATGGAGTAATTTTAGATAAAGAACTAGTTATACTAACCAAAGATCTAGCAGCATAAATTGCAGGTATTGCAAACACTCCTAATAACCCTAATTTAAATAAACTTTTTCCAAATTTACCAGATACGGTATTTAGTATTGAAGCGGTTGTTATTAAAATTGCAGCATTTAAAGGTGTGACTTTAGCAAGTGTTTTAGTTACTGTCAATATTCCAAACGCTGCTAATATTGCAAATGGAGTAAAAACGGAAAGTGCTCCGAGCTTGATTAAGCTTTTTGTAAAAGGCCAAGCAATTTTTGATAATACTGAAGATGTGACTATCAAAAATGCAGGATTCAACATTGGAACTGCCTTCAACATTTTTGTTACTCCTAAAATACCCGCAGCAGCTACTAAAGCTAATGGAGTAAATGCTGCTAATGGTTGTAATTTTAAAAATGCTTTTGTAAATGGCCAAACAACTTTAGAAACTGTTCCTGCAGTTGTAGTTAATGTTTTTGCATTAAGTGTAGGCACAGCTTTTAACATTTTTGTTACACCTAAAATTCCCAATGTTGCTAGTAACGCTAAAGGAGTAAGAACTGAAACTAATCCTAATTTTAACATTGCTTTTGCAAACTTACCGGAAGTAGAAGCCATCGTTGAAGCTGTCATTCCCAAGTTTTTTGGGTTTAATACTGGTACATTATTTAATAATCTAGAAATTAAATTTATTCCAGCTGCTGATACAACGCCTAAAACAACAAATGGACTAACCAAACCTAACTTTATAAGTCCAAAAATAAAAGATGCAGAAACTGCTGCCAATGATTGACCAAATGCTTGCATTTTTTTAAGGTCAACAATTTTTACATCTGCTAACATTCTACTTATTAAATTAATTGCTCCAGCTGAAACAATTGCTAGAACAGTGAAAGGACTTACTAAGCCTAATTTTATCAACCCTTTGATCATAGCAGAACCAACCTTGCCCATACTGTCACCAAAGTTTTGCATTTTTGCGAGATCAATTATTTTAATTCTTGATAATGCTTGTGAAATTATATTTATACTTACAGCAGAAGCCATAGCTAATACTGCAAATGGTGAAACCAAAGCCAATTTAACTAACCCTTTTATCATTGACATTGATATTAAAGCAAGACTTTGACCAAATTGACTTACTTTTTTCACATCAACAGCAGAAATATTTTTTAATGCTACGGCAACAACCATCAAAGCACCAGCTGAAACCATTGCCAGTGCAGCAGGACCAGCTACCAAACCAAGTTTAGTAAGTCCCCAAGCAATAGAGCCCATTGAATCTCCTATCTGAGAAATAATTTTTGGATTCACACCTTTTGCTGCACCTAATCCACGTAGAAAATATCCAAATGCAATCATTGCCGGAGCAGCAATTAAACCTGCAGCTCCAAAAATTAATAATGCAGGAGAAATTATAACTAAAGCTGCTGCTAAAGCAATTAACCCAGCTGCACCTTTAAAAGTGGCTCCTATATTTTTACCCATAGATATAATAGCTGGAACCAATATAGAAAATCCTTTTGCTGCTAAATAAACTGAAGCTCCAAGCATTAACATAGCAGCACCTAGAGCTAACAACGGTATTGCAGCAATAGAACTTGCAGTAGCAAGAATATAAACCATAGCAACAAAACCACCCATAACTATTGCAATTGCACCTAATGCTGCTCCTGCATTTTTAGCATTATTGAATGAATTAACTAAAGTTGCGAAACCTGTTGCAGCAAATTGAATTCCTTTCCCAATTAATAGCATTGCGATTCCCAAGGCAACAAAAGCTGCAGCTAAAGATAAAATTTGAGCAGGATTTATTTTTGAAAACTGTTGCAACATTGTTGGAGGCGTTTTCATTCCTTTCATTTTTCCGCCGATGTCTGGGGTTTGTGTAGTTACCTTACTTGCTAATGTTTCTGTAGCTTTTTTACTTGCACCACCACCAACACCAGCAAAGGCAGATTTTATTTGTGATCCTAAACCAGACAACATTTTTAGAGGTGAAGTAATTCCTCTAAATAAAATACCTGCAAATTTTGCCATTGCTGAAGGCCCAAACGTTAACATAAGGATACCACCTAACAAAGCCATTGCTTTAACCCATTTACCAGTTTCAGCTCCAAATACTTTATCAATAACATTGCCCACTCTAACGAAAATTGCTCTCAATTTATCAAGGGCATGTTTCAACATTTCTAAATAAGGTTGAAACATTGTGAATGTGGCTAATACCTCGTTAGCTAAATTATTTAATTTTTCTTCTAAGGCTTGTCTGCTCTTCGCAGCTTTCTCCATATTTTCAGCATCTGATTTTGATTTATTCATCATTGCTTGAATACTTCCCTTAGAAACATTTTTTAGATCTTGCATTCCCTCCAACCCTTCAAATTTCCACTTGCCACCTTGTTTCACAGCTTTAGAAAGTAAAAAATCTTTTTCGTCATCACTCAATGCATTAAACACACCGGGTGGAATTGCCGCTTTTTTCGCAGCATCTGATAATCTTGAATTTATTCTATTTGTTACAGATTCTACATCTTCTCCTGATGCTTCAGCAATTTTTTGAATTTTCTGTCTATCGATCATAGACAGTTGCAACTTACCATCCTTATTTAACTTTCCAATATCGGAAGTCATTTGGGTCATAAGCTTATCCATAGCTTCTGGACCATCTTGAGCAGCTTTCATTAAATCCATAAATGAAACCTGTGCTGCAGCACCACCAAGCAAACTCAAATCAGCTGATGCTTCAAGAGCTGCATTGATATCTAAAAATTTATCTGAAGCATCTAATAATTTATTAATATCAGTGCCCATTTTTTCGGCTTTTGCTGCCATTCTAGCAAGTGATTCTTCACCAGCTTTGAATCCCATTCTAGCAAATCTTGGAAAAACATCTTGGAATTTTTTAGCTACAGCCGTTACATTAACTCCAAACCTTGTTGATGCTTTAGAAATATCTACAAAAGCTTTTCTTGCTTTTTCAGCATTAGCCCCATAAAACATCATTTGACCAGTCAATTGACCGACATTTTCTAATGCTATACCAGTTGCGTCTGACACTGCAGCAACTTGTTTTGCAGTAGCAGCTAAATTTTGAACGTTTGTTGATTTAGCGTATTCACCAATATTTTTTACTAATGTAAAAGCTTTTTCATTGTCTAAACCGAATTGGGCCCCATACTTTACAAGTTCAGACATTGAACTTGATGCTTTAGAAAAACCAGCAGTTGGAATCTGGAACTCTCTTTTTATATTAGATAATTTTTTATCAAAATCCATAAGATTTTGAATTATCTTACCAAACCCAATATAATTTAAAATATTGTCACCAATTTGTCTGAACAAATTGTTCCAATTCATTATAACTTTAGTTGTTTTTTGTGCTGCCGGTTCAAAGGATTCTAATTGTTGCCTAAATCTATTTGTTCCTTTATCTCCATCTCCTCCGGGTTTGAAATAATCTTTCATTCCCTGAAATCCTTTTTTATCTCCTAGAAAATCACGGAGCCTCTTCATCCCTTCGTCTCCAAATTTCTTATAGAAAGTTGCAATATCTCCAGTCTTGAAAGCTTTTTGCATTTCATTACCCATTTCTGGGAATGATGCTTTAAAATCACTTATTAATGAATTTAAATTTATTTGAGCTTGTATATCTTTCGGATCTGGTAAAGCATTTCTAAAAGCTGAATTGAATTCTTCGCCAATACTAGCAGCAATTTCTGGAGCTGTAGCTTCAAGATCATCAAACATCGTAGCAATATCTCTTTTCGCTTGCTCGACTTCTACTTCAATTGTATCAAATGCCTGACTTAAACGCAGACCAAAGGCTTCTCCAACTTCATCCAAACCTCTGTTGAAATCCTCCATGGAAGCTTGAGTGTCTCTTGTACTTTTTTGAACTTTTCTTTGCTCACGTTCAAGACTTCTCAAAAGCTTTGCTTGTTCTTCTGTTAATGTACCAGCAGCTTTTAATTCTTTAATTAATTGTTTGACTTGATTAGCGTCCATTGAAAATAAATATAGCTCAAAATAAATATTAATGAATAAAAAAACCCCTTGAATAAGGGGTGTGAAAAATATTATAAAATAAAAAAACCTCTAGTTGTTACTAGAGGTTTCCTACTTAAAAAAATAATTATTATTTTATTTTAGCTCCACGCATAAAATCGATTAATTCTTTTGCAGGTTTTTTACATTCGTAATCTAATCTTTCAATTGCTCTTTTAGTGTTTGGATATTTAGATAGTTCCCTTACAGAACCCTCTGTCAAACCTCCAGTTTGTGCAAAGAATTTAGCCTTTTCCGTATTTGATAATGTTCTCATATGTTGATCACGAACTCTGAACCACCAAGTCAGTCCCGGATATTGTTTTTCGAAAGAATCATCTCTTGTGTTGATTACTTTTATTGAGCCGTCGTCGATACCTTCTCTAATTTGACGATTCAATTCAAAATCCAGAGGTCCATTTATAGAGTGTGCTCCACCGAACTGTAATATTCCAATTATAAATTGTACCAAACAGAACAATCCAAGAAATAATGGCAAATCTTCTTCTCCCAAGAAATAAGATTGATATTTAAATAGAATATAGGAATAAAGACACATTCTAATAAATCCTACACCTCTGCTTTCTTCTCTTGGCCAACCTATGAAATTAGACCAAGCCCAAATGAATATTGATGCTATTGCGTTTCCCATGACTTTTTTTTAATTTAAACGTAAAAATATAAAAAAAGTTACAAGGTGTAAAAAGCTGATTTTCAGCGTTTTTTCTTAAATTTGGGTAGTTTTTCTTTCTCTGGCTCATTTTTATTCCCAGAAATAGCGTTTTTATACGCCTCCCAAAAGTTATTTATTTTAGAGTTAATTATTTTAAACTCTTTGGTCAATTCTTGGATGTCAGACATTATTTCATCCACATTCTCGTTATTATCTATTTGAGATTTAATTCTATAAATTTCATTAGATGTTATATAAGAAGAACTTCCCATTCCCCTATTAACTTGAAAATTCAATAAATAATTTTTTATTTTAAGTATATCAGTAAAAAGATTCTTTAATTTTTCATTTTCAGATTCTCTAACTATTCTATTCATTTGATTAAAATCTTCCAAACTTAATTTTAAATCGAAATTATTTTTAGTTTCTTTTATTAAATCCTGCAATTTGAGAAATTTATCAGATATTTCTGATTTAGATGGTAATGGTTTAAGTCTGTTAAGTGCTTGTGAACCTGATATTTTTCCTTGAAATTTTCCCGTTATCCAATTACCATCAAAATTTATAGATTGTCTGGATTTATTTGCCTGTAATTTACCGGATATTTTTTCTGCCACATAAGAAGCAGAAGAATCCAAAAGCCATGAAATGCCATAAACATCTTCCTCTAAATCATAACATACAAAATCTCTAACATTTATTTTTCTGTAAGCTCCCATTCCAACACCATTTACAGTATTTTCAATATAGAGTTCAGAATAATTTTTAATTATTTTATCCTGATCAATCATAATTCCTCCATTAGGAATTATTTGAATTCTTGGTTTTCTATAAGAGGTTTTTTTCTGTTTGCTATCCTGTTTATCCTTTTTTTGAACGGGGGCATAATCCTTTCCACAAGTATCTGGATTCAATAAATAACCAGCCTTATATTTTTCAATATTTGCTTGATAAGAAAGATCCCTTTGTGTTTGTATTTGTTTTTTTTCACTTGATGATAAGTTGATAGGTTTACCTGTCCTTGAAACACGAGCTTGATAATCATTACCATCATTGGATGAGGAAAAGAATTTAGCTATTTTGCCAAATATCTCATCCATTCTTTTATCATGATCTCTATGTGAATTAATTGGATCTTTCATGGTATTTTACTAAAATAAATATAAATAAAAAAAAAGACTAGATCGAAATCTAGCCTTTTTTTTGCAGTCTCAGAAGCCTTTTTTTATTCTGGCTTTTCAGCCTTCATATTGTCAGAAATTTCTTTTCTTGTGTCTTTAACAAATTTTCCAATTTCTTGTAATACTTTTCTCGCTCTACGTCCAGCAACTTTTTTACCCTTATCTTCAAAGGAAGTCATTTCTGTGTTGAATTGCTCTACGAGCTGCATCAATTGTTCTCTTGAGTTCATTTTTTTATGATTTTTATGTTTAACAAATTAAATACTTTTTACTAATATTTCCAAATTTTTCTCAGCTTTTTGGATTAAATTATTTCGAATTTCTAATTCAATAATATCATTTTTTTCACTAAAATTTTGACTTAATTCAATAAATTCATCATCTGTGATTTCATAAGATGCAAATTCAATATAATTTCCTACAATAATACTTATTTTAGGTTTTTCTCCTTGCAATTTGAATATTTGGATATTACATAGAATTGGCTCTGCTAAAAAAGATGGTAATTGAATGCTGTAAGAACTAATTAATGGTGTCTCAGATACATCATGAGATACATCCGGGTTCATATTTTGAACCGAAACCTCCCAAAGTTTAATTAAGGTTTCTTTATTGAAATCTATTTTTTCCATTTTTTAATATATTTTTATAAAAATAAACAATTTTATATCAAAAAACAATATTTAATTAACTTCTTCTAGCTTTGTCAGCTGCAGATTGTTCTGCTTGATTTCTTTTTTCAATTTCTTCTGAAATTCTTTGTAATGACCACCTTCTCTCAACCGTAGACATGTTGTAAATATCTTCTCTATTTACACCTTTCCCATAGTACCAAATTAAAAAAACTTCCTCCCACAAGTTTGATTTATAAGAAGGATCAAGTGTAAAAATTGTATCATTTATGTATAAATAAGTAGAATACTCTTCGTTACAATTATTGCATTTTATTGGTATATTACTATCAATTCCCGGCTCAACCATTTCCATATACTCTCTCAAATCAGTTGAATCTCTAATAGGAAATTTCTTTATAATTTTCGATATATATATCTTATCAGTAATTCCATTTATACTGTGTATTTGATTTTGAAATTTTAAGGTAACACTTGAATTATATTTTTTATTATCTTTTTTCTCTTTTTCTATCGAGACATTTATGCTTTTTTCATGTTTTACTCTCAAAGGTTCAAATTTGATTATTACTTTTTCGCCATTTAATTTCATTTTAGGCATTTCAAAAGTAAATAAACCATCTTCATCGGGCTTTTCTGTTATTTCCTTTGCTCCTAAACTTGATAATTCAAATTTAGTTTCACCAGTAATTTTGCAACTTGGACATTCTGTAATTATCGGAAAATTATCACCATAAGATGTAGATCTTAAATATAGTAAAATTGATTGTTTGTCACCAACCAATAAATCATTTATATCAAATTCCTTATTTATAATTACAGAATTTAAAACTAAATCTAAACCATATCCATTTTCCATTAAGGAAGGTTGGGTCAATACATTCTCTTCCCTTGCGGTTATATATTTTACATACAACACCGAGGTTTTTGAAGAATAAAAAAGTCCCATACTAGGCAAGGTAATTGCGTCGAATGGGACATCTATGTTTTGTATAAAGTTAAAATTCACATAGTTTTTTTTAATAATTAAATTTTGGCATTAGGCCAGAATAATTTTGGTGTAATAGGAATGTCACCATCAAAATTATGACTACAATTTGTACATGTGTAATTTGTTTCGAGTTTCAACCCCGGTTCAACTTCAGCTACATACTCTCTCAAAAATAAACTATCGATAGCAGGCATATTTGAAATTGCTTTTTTAATTTGAAGTTTATCTCTATTTCCATTTACTTCCATAATCTGTAATAAAAATCTTTCAGTTAAGAGGTTGGAATATACAACTCCCTTTTTACCCTTCTTGTTTTTTCCAGAAAGTTGAGAAAGATAATTTTCATCTTTACCATTCAATAATCTGAATTTTACTTTCCATTTAGATTTGGGAAGATCAACAAAAAATTCTCCATTACTATCTGGCATAGACTCTAATGGTTTTGGTTCTATTTCAGAAATTTTTACGATTGTAGAAAAATCTTCACTACAATCAGGACAGTTGATTTTTACTTCATAATCATCACCATAACCTTCTTTTCTCAAATACATCAATACTGCATTTCTATCGCCAACAACCATATCATCAGCATTCAATGAATTATCAATAATTGCATTATCTAAAAGAACATCTAATACTTTTCCGTTTCTAATTAGATCAGGAGAGGTAAGAATATTTTCATCCTCAGCTGTCAAATGTTTAATTTTTACTACAGATTGTTTATTTCTGTAGAAAACACCTTTTGATGGTAATTGCACTGTGTCTGTTATTACTGGAAATTCATCATCTACAATTTGATTTAACATGTATTCTGGAATTTCTGCATTGTTCATTGCAGCAGCAGCAACATTTACTTTTTCTTGATCAACAGGTCTTTTCTGACCAAGGTTAATGACGTTATCTTGTTCGCTCATAATTTATTTTTGTTTATAACTATATTTCAAAAAAAATATATGATAAAAATTAAATAATAAACGAAAAATGTAAATTATTAATTTATTTTTTTTAAAATTTCTGATTTTATAAAATCGGGATTATCATAAATATCATGTTCCCAAAATCTCAAAATTTCATAGCCCAAACCTTTAGCTATTATATCTTTATCTTTGTCGTTTCTTTTAGATCTTTTTTGTATTTCATTTAGTTCAGAATATTCTTTTCCAAACCCATGCCAATAATCACCATCAACTTCTATTAAAAGATTAGCTTTAGGTACAAAATAATCAAATATTTTATCTTTTATAATTTTTTGACTGAAATGATATATATCCATTTCATTCAATATCTCACCTAAACGAATTTCGGGACCAGTGGGGTTCCAATACATTTTTTTTGCTTGTTTCTCCACATAGTTTTTTTTCTGAGTTGGAGTTTTTGGAATCTTTAATTTTTTTTTCTCCTGTTTTAACAACCAGTTTATTTTGGATTTTGACATATTTTCTTTTTAAAAAAACCCACTCTTTTTTAAGGAGTGGGCTCAATCTAACAACTAAAAATCAACTAAAACTATGAACAATTATTTTTTACCTTTAGAAGGTGATGTTGTTACAGGTGCGTGATTTGGTAATATATGATGACGACGTGTTCCAGAAACTCTTATTGAAGGGTGGGGTAACATTCTTTCTTCGTCTATCTCTTTTTTATTTTTTTTATTAATTATAGCTTTTTGCAATTCATCTGGAAGTTCTGATTGTTTACCTTTAAGGGCAGGATCTTCATCGTATTTATCTGAAAATTCTAATTCTTCTTCTAAATCTTCATCAACTTCATCTAATGTTTTTGACACAGGTGAATGATATGGTAAATTTTCTTTATTTCTTCCCGGAGTTCTTGTTTTGTCAGGAAATGCTAACATTCTCTCTTCCATATTAGCCCCTTTAGCACAACAATCATCACACCAAGTTTTTGCTTCATCTTCTGTGTCAAAATATTTATTATCGTCTACCTCACTATTTTTGAAAACAATTGCTAAAAATTTATCAGAAGCATTTATTCCATCTCTTGGAGAGATTATTTTACTATCATATGAATCCATATCTTCCATATCAAAATTCTCATCTTGATCTTCGGCTAATTTCTTTGCTTGGGCTGTAGCTATAGCGTAAGTTTTTGGAGTTTTTCCATACTTAGACTTAAGAGCTTTTACCAATTCTTCTTTCTTTTCTTCTTCGGCAGGTGTCAGGGGCCTTTCCTGAATATATCCGTCTCCGGGCATTTCAGACATAATTTTCCTAACTTCTTCTTTAATTAAGGATCTGATATCAATTTTTGCCATTATATTATCTTATTTAATAATAAATAGCAAGAAAATTATTCTATTATATTAAGATTTTTTATACCTTCTTTTTTGAAAGATTTCATGTTTACATTTTTCGGATTCAATCCTTTTGACTCCAAAAATTCATTTAAAGTCATAAAAATGTCAGAATAATACTCTTTTATGCAGTTTTCATAAGCAAGAAGTTGTTCTTGAGATAAACCCTCTGGATTAATCTCATAACCAGAAAGGTATTTTACATCATTTTTATTAAAGTCTTTGTAAGAATTAAAACTTTCTTTTAAAAATGACGGATTAATAATAAGTCTTTCTGATTTTGATCCGTCTTCTTTTAGATATTCAAATTTAGCTTTTTTCATATTACTATAATTTTCATAGATAAAAGTAAAAATTTTTTATAATATTTACTAATAAACAAAACAAAAACATTATGGATACTTTAACAACAACAGTAGCAGACAGCATTTCGACAGCAGTAACAAACAATGTTCCTAGTTTCGGAATTTTTGAGCAATTAGCCAATTACGGTGCCTTAGGATTAGCAGCTTTAGCTTTAGGAGCAGTATGTTGGATATTCATCAAAAGACATTTAGATGAAAAAGACAGATTGCAGAGAAAATTAGATGAAATGGATAAGAACAAATGATTTTATTACAAGCTTCACCAGTACCATCTTTCGGAATATTTGAAACCCTTACCCAATATGGGGCTTTGGGTGTTATTACATTAGGTTTAGGAGCTGCTCTATGGTTTTTGTTGAAAAGACAAATAGCTTCAGAAGATAGATTAAAATCTCAAGTTGAGGATTTACAAAAAGAATTAAATAATTACGTCAAAAATGATGCTGTAAATATGAAAAATTCTGTAGATAATAATACTAGAGCACTTCAAGATCTAAAAGATATTATTCTTCAATCTTCAATAAAACAGAAAAGATAATGAGTAAATCAAATAAAATTTTATATTCAGTTCTAGGAAGTGTAGTTATCCTTGTTGTATTAAATATTTTATTTGCCGGAACAGGACACGTTAAAGTTGTAGAGTCAAATGTTACTTTGACTGAATCAAACAATAAATTAACACAAGAAAACCAAAAGTTGACAACCGAAAATCAAGAATTGAAAGTTATGACCGATTCGTTGATTGTAGCAGGAGATTCACTGAAAAATGAAGTTTCAACTTTAGAAAATAAAGTAGATAACTATGAAACTCAAATTGAACAGGTTGATAACAATAATAGGGCTAATGATAATTTTTCTAAGCCCTATAAAATCGTTGTGCCAATCACAGAAATATCCGATAGTACGAATTAGTGGCAAGGATACTGTTGTTGTAATGACAGTAAAACAAGCCGATGCAATCAATTTAAGATTGCAAAAAATGCAATCACAATTAGATAGTTTAAAGAAAGTTGTAGAAGAAAAGGATTTGGCTTTAAAAAGCAATAAATCATGTGATTCTTTAGAAACAAAATTTCAAGATATGTCTCACGGACCAACTTTTATTTATAATTATAAAAATGATATATATACTTTAGATTTAAGTTTATATAAGATTAAATTAAATAATCTTGGTAGGGTTAAACTTAAAAAAATGACCAGATGGGAGATTGGGAGATATTTTGAACTTTTAAATGGTAACTCTAATAATACAATTGATTGGAAGGAGACATTCAGAGATTATAATTTACCCTTGATAGAAGACAATAAATTGCTACAATTCTAAAATTTATGAAAAATTTTATTTTTTTAGTTTTTTTATTTACATTATTATTTAATTCTTTATTTGGTCAAATACCTACAAGATTAATAGTAAATCCGGGTTTTGAACAACCTTCATTAGGTTGTACCAATTGTTATAACTTATTTCCAGTAGCTAGTGTTCCCGGTTGGAAAACTACAGATCCAACTGCTGTAATAGAAATTTGGGGTACTGGTTTTCAAAGCAAAACTTCACGTTCAGGAATTCAATTTGCTGAAATAAATGCGAACAATTCAGCTTTTTTATATCAAGAGTTATGTTTAGCTCCCAATGAAGTTGTTAATTATTCTATTTGGTATTTGAAAAGGACTACAAATACAGAACAGATGAGAGCACAATTGACTGAATTAAATAATACTGTTATATCTCAATCTGTAGTTTATACAGCAACAAATAGTTGGGTTAATTATACGGGCACTTTGACAAATAATGGTACAGGAGGTTTAAAAAGAATAGGTTTTGTTGCTGTTACTGGTGGATCTACAGGTAACTTGATTGATGATATTACTATATCATTAAAACCAATAATTAGTCTAAAAAACTTTACGCCTTCTAGACAAAATGAAGGTGTTCAAACAAATTTAATTTTAATTGTAAATGGTACATTGACATCTCCGGCAACAATTAATTTAAATTTAACGGGTACTGCCACTTATCCAAATGATTTTACAATAGGTAATCCTAGCAGAGGGACAATTTCAATTAATTCAGGAAATATAACTTTAAATCTGCCATCTGGAGATTATAATCCAAATTTAAACTCTGGAACCAATCTAGGTGAAATATCAATTCCGATAACAGGGTTGACAGATGGAATCAATGAACCAAGTGAAACAATTACATATACTCTTTCATCTGTATCAGGAGGTGGAATCAACTTTCCACTTGTTGCTGGTCTAAATGGTATAGGAGCAAATTGTTCAACATATATAGGCTCTGTCACGGATACAATAAATAATTTTTCACCACTACCAATACAATTACTTTATTTCTTGGGATTTGTGAAAAATGAAAAGGTTGAACTTAACTGGAAAACTGCTAGTGAAATAAATAATGATTATTTTACTGTTTATGAATCTAACAATTTAAATGATTTAAATGAATTAATTAGGATAGATGGTGCAGGAAATTCAAATTTTCCTAGAGAATATTCCTGTGTTGATTTAACTCCATCAAAATATTATAAATTATGTCAAACAGATTATGATGGTAAATATGAATGTTTCGATTGGATTTCAGTTAATTTAAATAGTAAGGAAGACCCAATATATAGAATTTATGATGTTTTCGGAAGAGAAACCAGCTTGGATCACGAAGGAGTAATAATCATAGTGGATGAGAGAGGAAAAGCACAAAAAATTTTAATTAAAAAATAAAAAAAATAATTATTTATTGTTAGATAAATTAAATATAGTGAAAGATAATCATTTAATGTGTGGTTTTGAATCAATTAAGGATTTGGTAAAAAGTGCTTTTGGATTAGACCATATTTATACAAACACAGTAATCGCTTCAATAGGAGCTATATCAACATTTATAACATCATATATATATGATGATGCTCAAGCAATTTATGTATTACTCGGGTTTATAGCTTTTGATTCTTTGACAGGAATTTTAAAAGCTTTTAAACAAAATATATTTTCTTCAGCCAAATTACCCAGAATATTAGTTATTATGGTATTGTATGTTTCTTTGTTGAGTTTGGGTTGGAATTTGGCAAAAGTTGACGATATATTTAGTTGGTTACCGGGAACACTTTATTTTGGTTTTATTAGCACACTTGTAATTTCTATCATAGAAAACCTTCATGCTTTAAATGTAATTTCTGATGAAATATATAATCACATGAAGAAAAAAATGAAATTAGTCCAAGAAATATTTTTTGGGAAAGGTAAGTCAAGAAACGATTAAACAATTATTTTTCTGAATGGGGCAGAATTAGTGAAATTCAAGAACCCTTTTTTATTTTTAAAGAACTTTGTTACATAAAAACAATTTGTCTCTAAAATCAATCTCATCCTTTCATATAGATCATTGTTCATGGTAACCTTTTTGGTTGCAGCACCATCAGAAATTGTCAAAACATAATAATTTGATCCATCCCATTGAGCAGTTTTTTTCTCAATATGATTTATCATAAAATAATAAAATTTATTTGTATCCTCAAAATTCAAGGCTGAATCTATATTTAGACCAGTTGCTTTCATGAATTGTTCTTTTACACTCGCTATTTTATTTAATAAATTTAAATCTAATGAACAAATTTCTAGAAACTGATCATATCTAATCTGATCTGTAGTCTTTTCAAAATCTTTATTTTTAAATTTTCTTTCAGCAACCGTCAAAACTGTATCGACATCGTTTGTGAACATATCTAATTGGTTGCTTTGCTTATATTTTATCTGTTTCATTTCTATGAGTTCTTCTCTAGAATTTGACCAATCATCAAACAAACCAGCTTTCAAACATGATTCAAAATTTGTTTTATTGAATTTAGACCATTTTGTTGAGAAAAACATTTCTTTATCCATTAATTCGACTCTGTTATTCTTTAATTCTTTGAAAGCTATTTCTCCCATACCATTTATTGAAGAATAACCCATAGCAATAATTTTATCTTCAATAATCGTCCAATCCCAGTTTGATTTTCTATTAGGAGGAACAATTTTTATTCCTTTCGACATTGCAGATAAAAGTGCTGAATTTAACCATGCTTTATTTTTTTCATCATCATTACCAGTTTTTGGATGATTTAGAAGAGCACAATAAAATTCAGTTGGATAATAATGTTTTAAAAATAATGTTTGTGCTGCAACATAGCTATAACTCAAACTGTGACTCAAATTAAATGAATAGCCAAGATATTTAATTAACCAAGATTCAATTTTTTCAACGTCTTCTACAGACAAGCCTTTTGCAATCGCACCATCGATGAATTTTTTCCACAAATCCTTATAGGATTTGTAATTTTTATTATTTTCTTCATCATTTGATAACTCTTTTCCCTCTAATTTTTTTGATATTATCTTACCTGCACCATCCATTGCCTTACGCAAATTATCCCCTTCACCTAAACTCATTCCTCCTATTTGATTAGCAATAAACATCAATTGTTCTTGATATATTAAAACTCCATTTGTTTTTTCTAACAGTGGAGCTAATATACTATGGGCATAAGTTCTTTTTTCAGGCTCAAATTTATTTTTAATAAATTCTTCATGAGCCTTAATTCCCATCGGTCCGGGACGATACAATGCGTTTGCTGCTACTAATTCGTCAAAATTTTCGCATTTCATAGATTTTAACATTGCATTCATACCTTCAGACTCAAACTGAAAAATACCTTGATTAAAACCTAATCTCAATTCATCATACAGATTTTTATCTTCTAAATTAACATAATCTACTTCTAATTGGACCTTATCACCTATTTCATCTCCATGTCTTTCTCTTATATATTTTATGCAATCTTTTATAACGTTTAATGTTTCTAATTTTAAACGATCAAGTTTTAATATACCAATAGAAGAAAGGTCTTTTGCATTTCCTGATTCTTGGAAACCAGAAACTATTTGACCTTTGCAAATATTAACTGGCATACTCTCCCAAATTGGGCCCGGTGTTATTACAATTCCAGCAGCATGTTTTCCAAGATTTCTTAATTGACCTTGTAATTTTAATGTATTATCAATAACCTCTTTATTGTGTGGATCTAAAATCCACTTCCTTACCCTATCGCTACACATAGGATCATTTGGCCAATGTATTAACCATTCCTCAAGCGAAGAATCCCATTTTGTTGGCATTTCCTTAGTGACGGCAAAAATATCACTTTCGAATCCAGTGTCTTGACCTAGAGCTCTAGCAACATCTTTTATACAACCTTTTTCATTGAAGGTTCCAAACGTAATTACTGGAACTACACGTTCTTTTCCATATTTTTCATAAAGAAAATTTAATGTCTTTTCATCTGTGCCAGCTTCAAAATCTGTATCAATATCCGGCATAGATTTTCTCTCTGGATTTAAGAATCTTTCAAAATATAAATCAAATCTTACAGGATCAATTTTTGTAATATCTAAACACCATGATAATAAGCTTCCGGCAGCGGAACCACGTCCCGGACCTGTTGCTATATCATTATCTTTACAAAATCTAATTAGCTCCCAAACGACCAAAAAATAATCAAGTACTTTTTTATCTTCAATAACTTTTAACTCATAATCTAGACGGTCATAATAAATTTTTTCTTTTTCGTAATCAATTTTTACAACACCCGTCTTTTCGTAATCCTTTAATTTTTGTTTTAATTTAGCTTTAGATAGTTTTTGAATTATTTCTATTGTGTTATCTGTTTTAAAATATTTTATAACATCAGGTGTAGGTTCATATTTAGGGTACTTATCATCGGTCATTTCAAATTCAAAATTGCATTTTTCAGCGACCTTCAAAGTATTATCTAAACAAAAGTCTACATAGTGTTCAGGATAATTAAAACCTAAACGTTTATTCATTTCGTGAAAATTCTCGAAATTTGTATAATATAATTCTCTTGCTTGTAATGAAAACGCTCTTCCTACTGGTTGACTTTGGTTTATTGCAATTAAAATATCCTGTAATCTATTATCTTCCGGCATAGCATAATGAACGTCCCCAGTTAAAATTGGTTGTAAATCATGCTTTTTAATCATTTTTAAAATGAATTTATTATAGATTTTTTGTTCTTCAATTTCATTAAATTGAAGTTCTGCATAAAAATCATCACCAAATTCTCTTTTAAATAATAAAATTCTTTCTTCAGCTTCTTTTTCTTTACCCTCAGATATCAATCTGGCAAATTTTGATGCCATACAGGAGGATGTAACAATTAATCCTTTTTTATTTTCAATTAACCACTCAGTAGTAATTCTTCCTTTATAATAATATCCTTCAGTAAATGATCTATAAATTAATTTATTTAAATTTACATACCCTTCCTGATTTTTTATAATAATAGATTGATGAGTATTTTTGGCTGAATTATCAATACTTTCAGCTTCTTCTTTCGGTATATTTTTATCTAAATTATCATTTAAATAAGCTTCCATACCGAGAATAGGTTTTATTCCAGCAGATTTACACTTTTGAAAATGTGTCAACCAACCAGAAGCATTACCATGGTCCAATATTGTGATTGCTGGATGATTAAATTCTTTAGCTAATTTTACGTAATTAGCTGATTTTGAAGCTCCATCTAAAGTTGAAAAATCAGTGTGTAAATGTAAATGCACCATCGGACGGTGCTTGCATCTTGGATTATTACAACTGCAATTTGGCATAATTATATTTAAATATCAATGGACTTTCAAAGATACAATAAAATTATAATTTTTTCTATTTTTTTAAAATAAAAATATTTATTATAAAACTATTTTAATGCCAATTCCCCCAAATAAAATAAAATACAGCACTTCTCAAGTAAATAATGCAGTTAAGGCTAAAAATTTTGCACTGGGAATTAATTCTCTTGCAGCATACGGTCCAACTAGCTCAACAGGTTTTTGGAATGGCATAACTCCAAAAGCTAGTGGATATACTATTTATGTTAATAAAATTTCTCAAGGACCATCAATATTTTGTCCGGGAAATGATTTAGAATTTATTACACTGACAAATTATATATCAGGAATTAATCATACAACATTTAGCCAAGCTGCAGCTTGGTATGTTGGACAATCAGATATAATATGTGTCAATAAAGATTATCCAGACATAGTAACAAACGGATTAAGATTAATGGTTGATTCTAATTTTTTACCCTCATACTGTGGAAGCGGAACAACTTGGACTGATTTAAGTTATAGTGGATTCAATGTTACTTTATTAAACTCTCCAACATATGTTTTATCAGGTAGAAGTTCATATATAAATTTTGCTTCTTCAAGTAGTAATTATGCAACTTTTAATGATTTAGGTAATTTAAATAATTTTACAGTTGAAGTTTGGGCTAAACAAAATTCTACTCCTGTTTCAAATGCTTATCCTACATTTATAACTAATACTTTTCCCGGACCTTCAGGAAATTATGTAAATTATGCTATAGGATATTTAAATGCTCCTTGGGATGGTAAAATATATGGAGGATTTTTTAATGGATCTTGGCAATTACCATCAGCTGGCTTTACACCCACAACAGACCAATGGTATCATTATTCAGTAACCTATAATGGCTCACAATTATTTTTTTATGTTGATGGTAAATATTATTCTTCCGCATCAACTTTGACAACCGCCCTATCTTCTGGTGCCGGTGGTAGATTAATGAGAAGATGGGATACTACAGATTATATTGATGGTAATTTGTTAAATTCTAAAATTTATAATAGATCTTTAAATTCAACAGAAATTCTACAGAACTATAATGCTCATGCAGTTCCAGTTGGAGTTGAAACTAATGGATTAATTCTTAATCTAGATGCAGGTAATGTTTTATCTTACCCTCAAATCGGAACATTATGGAAAAGCACAGTTTCATCTGTTCAGAATAATGGTACTTTGACAAATGGGCCAACATTTAATTTATCTAATGGTGGAAGCATTGTATTTGATGGTGCAAATGATTATGTTTCATTACCAGCAAACTTTTTCAACCACGATGCGGGAACACCTTTTAGTGTATCTATTTGGTTTAAAACAACTACAGCTGGAGGAACTTTATTTGGACAACAAAATACAACAAACCCTTCTTCTGCCTCGGGTTATGTTCCTGCTATCTATATTAATTCTTCTGGAAAAATAGTTACATCTTGTTTTTGGGGTGGATCAGTATCAAATTCAACAACTTCAGTTACTTCTGTTAATGATGGTAATTGGCATAATATTGTTGTAACATTCGCATCAACATCACATAAAACATATTTAGATAATAATTTGATTGGTACTATTTCTAAAACACAAAATAATTATTCAGCGACTTATTATTATTTTTTAGGAGCAGGCTATAGTGCAGCTTGGACAGGTGCTAATGGTTTTTATTTCAATGGAAATATAGCTTATGCTTCATTTTATAATACTGAATTAACATCAACACAAGTTAATCAAAATTATCAATCACTAAATTATAGATTTATATAATGGAAAAAAATGACAGAAATTATTTAATTTTTGATGTATCAGAATTAAATAAAATAAATTTTGAAAAAA